TTTGGCTCTTAGGTAAATCGTATATACTTCAACGCTTTTTGTTTATCGTAGTATATCATTAGCTCAGCATCATTATAGGAACCTACACGTGGGGCACGTCCGCCCCACTTGGCTTCCCCTATTAATTTATTTGCCTTGCCGTAAATGATACCATCTTCACAAGACCATATTATAACGGGCATAATGCGCTTGTCTATTAGCTTCACAATTTTCTTAGCAGATATTGGAAGCGGATACGCCATTCTCATAGACCTTAGTCTGCCCTTTACTTCTACGTAAGCAATAAGTTTGCCTTCCTTATCAAATACTTTGTAGTCAATATCAAGAGGGTCAAGTTTTTTATATGAACCTCCAAACATTTTTACAAATAATTCAATTGCCTTCTTCTCTCTAATTAAGTCTTGCTCTGTCTCAAAAATCGTCATCGTCCACTGATTTAATAATACCTTTCAGTTCAGTAATAATACTTCTAATATCATTCTTTACTGCATCAAATTCTCTGTCTACTAATTTTTCGTAGACAACGGTCAACGTCTTATGACAGCTGTCTATGCTGAAAAAGATTCTAAACGCTCTGTCGTTCTCCTCCTTAAAGTTTTCTATACTCATTGCATATTTATTTTTCTTAATTTAAAATATTCATTTAGTCTTTCTGAAAGTGCGTGTGTAGTTACTTTATACTTATCAGCGTAATACTTCATACTCATCCCGCTATTTAAAAAGTCCTCTAAAAATATTGGAAATATCTTATCAACATAAACAGACTTCTTTTTAGTATTTTTATATTTTGATTTAATTTTTCTTATTTTAAATACTTGTCTTATTTTTTTATCAGAAATATTATACTTCTGACTTAATTCGGCTATGGTAATATCGTTCTTTTGGTAATCCTCTACAAAGTCCATCTTCTTTATCCTTTAAATACTTCTACTTTTATCCCGTACGATTCTAATTCTTTTATTCTGTATTCCTGTAGCTTTGACAGCTTACCGTCAGGCTTCTTGACTTCGCTGAAGAGTACGTCTGAGTCACGTGGTATGGCTATCAAGTCAGGTATGCCATTCTTATTGGTCTTCATTAACTTAATAACGTAGTACCCCTGCTCTTCAAGCTCTTTTATTCTTCTTGTTTGTATCTGTTGCTCTGTCATAAATATGTTTCTCGGTGGCAATGTAATCAACTAACACTTTAAGTTGCTCGCTTGCAAGTAATGACTTACATTTCTTAATGTCATTAAAGTAAGTGGTGCTGTCCTCTCTTGTGAATGCGTTCCATAAATTGGTGTGCTCATTGTAATGGAACAAGTAATCTGTCAAACTTGTCATAATAATAATTTTTTAAAATGTGAAACTGTATAATCTTTTTTCTTTGTTACTGCTTTGTAGATGTCATATTCAATACCATCCTTGGCGAAGACCCAATACACGTCATTCTCAAGACGTTCTTTTGTGGTCATTCGGTCTTTGCTCTGCCAATAGCTTGTTGCGCTAAAGTCAATGTTGTAATAAACAAGACACGATGCTTGCCTTAAAGATATGCCTTCTCTGCCCGATACAATTTGTAGCGCTATGCTTTTGTCTGTGTCTTCAAAGACACTAAGCTCCGTTGTTAGCTCATCACCAAATGCTTGCTTGAGCGCATTCAATTCCTCTTTAAACTTATAGAATATACCAATCTTCTTACCACGAAAGTGTGAATGGATAAACTCTGCCTTGGTGTTATCTATTACCATAGACTTACCACTCTCAAACTTCACCGTCCCTGAATATAATTGGTGTAGCTTACTCATTAACTTCACTGCGGTGTCAGCCAATATCGACTCCTCCTTACCCTCTATTACTAAATCTTTTTTAAGTCTTTTTATTAAGTCATACGTAGACTGCTTCAACTCTACCTGTAAAACATTCTCTGTCGTTACAACTTTAAACCCTGCATCAGCCTGCGTGTAGTTTATGGTGTATGGTCTCATCACATCGAGAATGCTTGGTAAGCCTTCGCTGTAATCATTAATGAACATACTTCCAATTTTCTTTTGCTTTACCTTAACGTGCTTGGCGCAAAACTTATAAAAGTTTACAAACTCGCTGAACGGGTTATTAGGAATACCATACACTTGATGGTACATCTGAGAGAATGACTCAGGTGTTGGTGTACCTGATAATAAAATTACTTTGCTTTTGTATTTTTGAATCACCGACTTCACCAACGACGCACGATTGCTTGGCTTTGGAAAAGCCCCCATTGAATGCGCTTCATCGCAAACAATTAAATCCCACTTACATTCGTTAGCTACAAGGTGTAGGCTCTCGTAATTGATAACTTTTAAATTGAACGTACCATTCATTAGATTGTAATCACGTTCAATAGAGTCAATTGCTTTTTTCTTAGTGATAAATAAAACATTCTCGGCACCTACAGCCTTTGCTATTCCTAAACTTGTTAGTGTCTTTCCTGTTCTAACTTCCATTGTAAGATACACGAATCCTTTTGCAGATAAAATTTCTGAGCCCCACTTGATAATGTCCTCTTGGTAATCTCGTAGTTTAAATTTATCTGAATCTGTCATATCTTTTTTATAGTAATCACAACTCGCAACAACTCTGTCAATTATTTCTTTGGGTGTATAGTATTTTAATGTGTCTTTGTTTTCTTTCTTTGCGAGAATAATATTTTTTAGTGACTCACAATATTTCCACATCATCTCATCTGAGTATGCGGGTATTCTTTCGAGTATGTCCATTAGATTATTTGTTTGTTACACGTTCCACATCTTACACTTCTACCATATTTTGGTATTGTTGGTTTCTTACAGTCACATATATTTTTTACAACGGGCTTTGGAATAGTTATCTCCGAAAATCTTTCGTCATATATTTTACGCAACTCAATACATTCCTCATACATCTCCTCTTGTTCAAAGTATGCAATCATAATCAATAGTTTTTCTTCCTCTATATCTTCGCTCGGCAAATGAATCACCATATTTAAACCTGAATACAATAAGTCCTCTATTGAAATTTTACCCGTAACTACATTAAATGAATTTAGCATAGCAATGTGAATGTATTGTTCGTCTGTCATCGTATTTTTTTTATTAATAATTTGTTATAGCAAAACTCAAATGTCAAACCCCAAGCAATTGAAAATATAAATATATCAAATATGCCTAACATCGGCTTATAAAAAATAATTGCAAATGAAATAAACATTAGCATAAGAGCCTTTGCTAAATGCCATCCGTCCGTAAGGAACGACAGCATCGTACTTGAAAATAAAAACTTCTCTCCGTTTGCTTTCTCGCCCCACTGCCATTTGTTTCTCCAAGACATATTCCAATCCCAAAATTGACGGTTCTTTGGAATACTAAAAATTGAAATGTAGTATCTCGTTGATAGCACATCCATTACCGCGTTACAAAACGCTGCGAGTATTATAAATATTAAGCTCATAACTTTTCTAATTCTTCTTTAACTTCTGTCCAAAACTCATATGCTCCGCTTGCTGAATCGTAATGGTATTCATATAGCGTATCAATTACTTCGTTTGTTGCTATTAATGCACATTCTTTAGCTATATCAATATGTAAACAATCACACTCTGTATGCTCTAAAGCTGATGGTGGATGTTGAAATTTACCAATTAATTCTCTTGCTTTTTCTTTTGGTGTCATAGTTTCTCTGTTTCTATAAAAAATAACTCATTAATAACTTCTAATACTTCTACTAATGCATTCTTAGCACCCGCTTGGTATTGGTTGAAATCTGCATCTAACTCGTTAGCCTTATTTTCAACTATCTCTCTTAATAATTCAACTCCTGTTCTCATAGTCTATTTATTATTGGTCCAAAATTATTTTTAATTTTCTCTTGCTTATCTAATTCACTTTTCAAATTGGATGCCATCTCTTCGTACCATCTCGCCTTACTCAAATCTCTATCAACGGGTTGGTTTGGCTTATGCCCCAATCTCATACGATACTTGAACGCATTCATCTCGCAATAAGAAATGTATTTTTCTTTGCCCCAAATGTCTATCATCATCTCGTAGACTTCCTTCCCACCAACCTTGTAGTGGGAAGGGTTTATGTAATCGTAATCGTTACTCATTGTTTAAAATATTTTGATTAACTGAATCTTGTTTCTTTTTAATTATTATCCAACGCCCTTGTTGGTCTCTTCCCTCTTCGGGCATTATGCCTTCTTTAAATATTCCGTAAGCAATTAACCACTTATAGAATCTTGTTCTGCTGATTGTCATCTTTGCCTTTGGTCCGTAGTCAGGATACTCATTGATAAAGTCTTGATACAAGTCTTGCTTGTACAATCTTCTTTCTGACTCAAGATGTCTGTATGTCTCTTGACCGTCAATCAATCCACACCACTCGATAAAGTCGTGACACGTTTCTGCTGACAGCTGACGAATCTTTAAGTTCACAAATTTAGATTTAACTAATCCCGTATTTAAAAACCCTTGCAGGCATCCAATCATATAATTGTCAAACTCGCACCAATCATCATCGCTCCAATCGCCAAACATTAACTTACCAAACTCATCAAGCGGAGTGTGGGTCTTATTGTAATGCTGATGCAACTCAATCTCCCACTTCCTTCTTGCAAATGAATTACCTGAGCCCTTGATAGCATAGTTTGTTGTGATAGCTATCTTAGGTGACTTGCTGAATGGAATCTTAATCGCATCCTTGTTCTTTTTCTCAAGCGTTAGTCCTTCAGTTACAACTGAGAATAATCTTTCAAAGTCAAAGTATCTCTTCACGTCATCGAAACATAGTATCTGCGTATCGGCTGAGACCAACTGATAGGCAAACGACCTCTCAAATGTAAACGACTTCCCATCTATAACGACTAACTTCTTCATACAGCTAAGCGCATTCATAAACAATCCCTTCCCTGTACCACCCTCGGGGTTATCGCTTATAACCTCGTCATTTAAAATTACTGCGGGGCAGAATGATAAATTCTTATGAGCGTGCAGTAGGAATCCTATTGTACTCTCCGTTGAACTTGTCCTTGCCTCGTCGTTACCACAAATGTTTGATACAAACTTCTTGTAATCGCATCTGTCCGTAACGTCACAAATATTAAAATTCCTATCAATCACGTGGTCTTTCCAAACGTAACCGCCCAAGTCCAAGTAATCTATTGGTATAATTTCCTTCTTTGTAATCTTAACCGCACAATTCTTATAGTAAAGGTACGCAGAGTCTTTCGTATCTTCAATAAAATAAATATCAATTGTTGAAAGCATCGATAAAAATTCTTCCTTGAAGAACCTCGTATTGTCCGCAAAGTAATTGTAAACGCTGATGTCGTCCAACTCGAATAGGTGCGCAAGCACGAAATCTTTAATCTCTTTCTCTGACGTGTGGTCGATTAGGTTATTGGTTACTTTCACAAATACGTAATTCTTACCACCCTCAGGGCAATACTTATAGAATCCCGAGTCCTCCAAGAACTGCTTGAATAGAATATGAATTACCTTGATGACTCCCTTGTCGTTCTTGCTCCAAAAAGTTTGCTTCTCATTCTCCTCCTCAACCTTGTTCAGTACAGCTTCTATAACTTCGCTATCCAAATGGGAATCTTGTAACTGATAGCGAATCTCTTTTTTTGAAACACCTCTTCTAAGTTTTGCTTTGATTTGATTTACCTTCTCCTCGTCCTCGTAATACTTCGTACCAAAGTTTGTGGTATGAACGTATGCCGAGTCGATTGTTCTTTGAATCTCTGATATGGTAAAGCCTTCCGTTGCGTATTGGTTTAGTACGTATGATGCAAGACTCTTGTTTACTCCAAAGTCATTGAACGCCATCGCAAGTATGAACGCGTTATGGTTTCTTTGTCCCTCTGACATTGGGTATTTTGTTGTCCACCACTTCACAAGTATTTCCACTATCTTGTTCTCGTCCGTGATTGGTATGGTTGGCTTGTCCTTGTACTTACTTACTTCGGTGTACTCTGCCTCCTCGATGCTGTCCCATATTGACGAATTTTCGTTTATGTGCAAGAGCGGGTCGTAAGACTCGTAGCATACTCTTGATATGTTTTTACTTGTCTTGTCAAAGTATGGTGAATTTAAATACTTCTCAAGGGAATTAAAATAGTTTACGTGGTTCTCTGCGTCTGCGGGAATCTTTACTAATACTTTAAGTCCGTTACCCGACGGAGATATAAATACCGAGAACACATACTTGTTCTTTGATAGGTTCTCCTTATCCTGCAATAGCTCCTTCTGTTTAACGTATCCGTCAAAGTCCAAGCATATGAGTCCACTATGATTAATTAATGCGCTGTCGGCTCTCTTATTGAACTCTCCGCTAAAGCATAT